CGCGCGCGCGGATGCCAGCGGGGGGCGTTGTGCGGGGGCCTCATACGCCGCGCGCGCGCCAGCGGTAGCCGCCGGCGTCGTCGTAAAACGGGTCGGTGTGATCCTGGACATATATCGTCACGCCCGTTTTGCTGAGCGTGACTTCCTGGAACTGGGTGTCGCCGCTGATGCTGCCGGTGCTGTTGATGGCACTGGCGGAAAAATCCCAGCAATGGGACGTGAAGCCGCCGAACGGGAACGTCAGGCTGGTCAACTGTTCGGTGGTGAACGGGGCGGCGACGAAGCCACCCATCTCGATCACGCCGTTGGGGCGGGTTTCTTTCCAGTTGCTGCTGGAATCGGTGGTCCAGGTGAAACCGGCCAGGACGTTGGCCGAGGCAAGCCATGCGTTGAACGCGGCGAGCGCGGTGGCGGGGGTGAGCACGTCGGTCGGATCGGTGCCAGCCTCCACCTGGGCCAGCGTCGCGAGCCGCGCGAGGCCGTAGTGCGTCTCGCTCGCCCCGCCGGGAAAGTTGGCGGCGAACGCCGCGCCCAGCGCGGCGGCGGTGATCACCAGGCCGGGATCGGTGCCGGCAATGGCCTGGGCGTTGGTGGCGAGCTGGACAACCCCCATGACACTGGGGCTGGCGGGCGGGTTGAGGAAGCCGGTGGCGCCGAAGGTGACCGCGCTGGCCGAACCTTCCTCGAAGGTCACGTCGCAGGCGAGCAGCCCGACCGAACCGGCGGTCTTGGTATAGATCGCGGCCGACTGGCTGTAGACGCCGAACAGCGTGCCGTCGGCCAGATAGAGCCCGAAGCCGTTCAGGGTGTAGGCGTCGGCGGAGTTGTCCATCATGCCGAGATGGATGACGGCCGGGGCGATGACGCCGCCCGAGATGGTGGTCACCCGCTTGATCTCGCCGGGCAGCGCCGTCATCGACGGGTCGGGGGTGAAGATGCTGGCGGAGACACCGATCGCGGCGATGGTGATGGGCGCGGTGCCACCGCCGCCGGCGGCGACCAGCGCGGCGAGGCCGGCGGTGGTGATGGTGATCGGGACGGCGGTCATGAGGCGGGCTCCACTTTTGCGTTTTCGGGCAATCCGCCCCAGGGTTAACCGATGAGTTCGAGGCGGGCGTAGACGGCGGGGCGGGCGTAGCCGAGCACGCCGATGGCGGCGGCGCCGGTGAGCGCGGTGCCGAAGCTGAACTGGTCGCGCGCACCCTTGGCCCGGCTGACATCGGCGATCAGCCCGTCGATGAAATCGGCGCTGGGTGGCGTCGCCCCGCCGCCGACGGCGACGGTGAGCGCGAAGGTGAAGGGCGTACCCGGCGGGGTCGTTTCAAACCAGTTGGTGAGCACGACGCTGCCGCCATAGGCCGCGACCACCCCCGCCACCGCGCCTTGCGTGCCGTTGTGGCGCAGGATGGCAATGGCGGCGGCGATGCGCGCGCGCTTGACCTGGACGGGCCAGGTCGCGTCCCAGCTTTCCACGCCGAGCGTCCAGGCAAGCCAGGGGAGCAGCGCCTCGGGGCAGGTGGCGGGGTTCCACAGGTCACGCAGCGGGGCGGTGAGCGCGCCGAGCTGGGCGGCGATGGTAGCCTCGATCGCGCGTTCGAGCGGGGTGGAGTTGGGCGGGAGGAGGCTGGCTGTCATGAGGCGTTCCCGCCATCGGTGAGCGTGATCGCGGTGCAATATCCGGCCTGTTCAAGCGTGCAGGCGACGTCGGCGGTGGGGCTGGCGAGCGTGATCTTGTCGATGCCGGTGACGAACAGCGCGGCGATGATTCCCGAGGTGGTGATGGTGCGGCCGAGGTTGGTGACCCCGGCGAGATAGGTGGCGAGCGCGGCCGATGCATTGGCGGTGACGGTCGGGTGGTCATAGCCGGCGAGGAAGGTGAGCGTCGCGGCGATGGTGTAATCGACGATCGTCGCCGCCTGGACGGTGACCGAATCGGTGAGCGGGCGCACCTTGGCGCTGTTGAGCGCGGCGGTGACGTTGGCGAGCGCGCCCGATGACGGGGTGCCGTCGCCGGTGTTGCCGAGCACGGTGATGACCACCACGCCGGGGGTGGGGTTGGTGACCGAGACATCCTTGATCGTGGGATCGGCGCTCAAGGCGAAGAAGACATAGGCGCCTTCGGGGCCGGCGACCGAATAGCCCTGCGGGGCGAGCACCATGCGCTGGCGCAGCGCCGGGTCGCCTTCATCGACCTCGATCACGCCGGTGAGCGGATCGGCAGGGGTGATGATGTAGCGCTCGACATCGACCAGCGCGGCGAGGTTGTCCAGATCGGCGCCCTTGGCATAGGCGGCCATCACCGCCTTGGCGGCGTCGTTGATGCGCTGGCGCAGGATCATCTCCTGATAGGCGCCGACTTCGAGCAGCTTGTAGGCCGGGTCGCTTTCGAGGATCGCGGTGTAGTCGACGCCCTGGGCGGCGCATTGCAGCTGGAACCGGGCGAGCCAGTTGGCGAGGATCGCCTCGTAGGCGAGCACTTCGACCACGGCGGGGGCGGGAATGTTGGCGAGGTTGACGCCGGTGAAGGTGCTGGCGGCGACGGCCATAGGTGGGTTCCTTTAGCGGGTTGGGGTCACAGGGCGATCGGCACGCCGAGCGACAGTTCGAGTTCGGTGGCGCTGAGCGCGGTGCCGACCCGGGTGATCATCTGGCCCGCAGCGGTGGGCGGCGTGCTGGTGAGCATGCCGGGGTTGGCGGGATCGAGAAAATACATCGCGCCAAAGGCCAATCCGCCGCTGGCGCCGGTGACCACCGCGTCCCATTGCGCGGCGATGCCGACCAGCACGCCCGAGGAGGCGATGTTGCCGAGGGCGCCGGCCGCGATGGCATTGTCATAACAGAGCCCGACCAGCGTGGCGGCGGCGAAGCTGTTGGCCTGGGCGCGCATCACGGTATCGGCGGCGCTGGCATAGACCGGGGCGCCGAGGATCAGTTCGGCAAAGGCCTCGCCATTGGTGACGGTGCGGATCGAGGGCGTGTTGGTGAGCGCCGACGTGCCGCCGCCGCCCAAGCCGGCGCGGGCGAGCGCCTCCAGCGCGAAGGTCACGGCATTTTGCGCGAGTCGGCGGGCAACGGGATCAAAGGACATGGCCGGATAAAGGCTGCGGTTCACGCAAAGCGCCACTGGCTGCGGTCGTCAGGCCGGGTTTCACAACGCGCGCGGGTTGAGGATGTGCGGCGGTTCGGGCTCTGTCAGCCGGCAATGACGGAAGCCGATATAACCCCTTGCGAAGCTGGCGCGATTTCTGACGACGATCTGCGCGGCCAGGTCTGCGCGCTGGTCAAGGCGTTGGGCGAGCACACGCGGACGATGGCGCCGCTGGTGACCGTGGCCCCGGCGCTGGTCGAGATGGCCACGGCCTATACCGCGAGCAAGGGCGTGGTGACCTGGATCGGCCGCGTCGGGGTTAGGGCGGCGCGGTGGCTGGGCATTCTGGCGACCTGGGCGCTGCGCGTCGGCGGGGCCGCGGCGATGATGTGGGCGCTGATGCATTCGCGCTGGGACATCTTTTTGCAAAGCCCCAAGCCATGAGCCGGGCGATCTGCGCCGCGGCGCTGGCGATCCTGAAGGGGGCCGAATGCTGCCGGCTGCACGCCTATCCCGATCCCGGGAGCGGCGGCGCGCCGTGGACGATTGGCTGGGGCGCGACGGGCGCGGGGATCCATGCCGGCGTGGTCTGGTCGCAAAGTGAGGCGGATGCGCGCCTGGTGATGGATCTGGCCGGGCTGTGCGCCGAGATGGAGCGCGCCTGCGGGCCGGCGCCGACCAGCGACAACCAGTTCGGGGCGATGGTCAGCCTGGCCTATAATATCGGCATCGGCAATTTCCGCGCATCGAGCGTGCTGCGGTTTCATCGGGCCGGTGATCATATCGATGCGGGCCACGCCTTTGCGTCGTGGAACAAGGCTGGCGGGCGCGTGCTGGCGGGGCTGGTGACGCGGCGCGCGGCCGAGGCGAAGCTCTATCTGGAGACGGGCGCATGAGCGAGGCCAGCAGTGCCGTCACCCCGGCAGCGACGATCATCACCCGCCCGACCACGAAGAGCGAATGGACGCTGATCGGCGCCGGGATCGCCTGCGTGGTGCTGGTGCTGTTCTTCGGCGCGGTGCTGACGTTCGGGAACTGGCCGGGTGCTCTCGACGGGTTGATCATTCACTACCTGGGGTGGGCGCTGCTGTTGCTGGTCGGCGGAATCCTGCTGGTCGTGGCCGCCTGCATCAGCCCCTCGGTCGGCACGATCCGCGCGTCCGGCATGGGCGCCAATCTCGAAATCAAAGGGCTGCCCGATGCCTGACATCCCCGCATACCTGATGCGCCTGTGGGCGGCGCTGTTGGGTCGATCCTTCCTGCCCAAACCGGAGATTACCATGCCCGTACCCTTGAAATCCGCCGCTGCGCTGTCTGCCTTGATGGCGATCGTCGCGCCTATCGTCGCCGAGAATGAAAGCCTGGCCGGCCAGGTCGCCAGCCTGAAAGATCAGCTGGCCGCCGACGCGAAAACCGCTGCCGACGCGGCCGCGCTCGACGACACCGACACGGCCGCGGCGCTGTCTGCCTTCGCCTCGACGCTGCCCCAGCCTGTCGCAGCGCCTGCGGCAACCGGTACCGGCCCGGTTGATCCCGCTGCCGCGCCTGCCGCGGTCGCCGGGTTCGATCCGGCTGCCGCTGCGGCCTGATCGGAGCAAGGTCCATGTCCATCGTGTCCAAAATCGTCGGCATCGTCTCTCCCCCTGCCGGGGCCGCCCTGGCGGTGCTCGGCAAGGTGCCGTCGGCGATTGGTGGCGCGCTGGACTGGCTGGCGAAGAACCCGTTGGCGGCGGTGTGCCTCGGCCTCGCCGTCTTCGGCGGGGTTCAGCACCACCAGGCGGCGCATTGGCGGACCATCGCCGCCCAGCGCGCGACTGCGCTGGCGGCGATTCCGGCGGCACAGGACCAGGCGCTGGCGCAGCAGCGCGCGCTCGATGGCTATGTCGCGGACCAATATCAGGCTCAAGCGGAGAAAGCCGATGCACATTACAAACTGGCGCTGGCCGATGCTGGCCCTGCTGCTGATCGCTATATTGCCACTCACCGCCTGCGGCCATCCGTCGCTGCGGATCGCGCCGGCAGCCCCGGTGCCGCCGCCCAAACAGGTGATCCCGGCCTATCTGCGGCTCTGCCCGGCGATGGCGTCGTGGTTTCCGCAGGCGACGTGCAAGCCTGCACCGGCGCCACCGCCTACGCGGTGAGCGATCACAATGCCGCAGTCGACGCGGTGGCGGCGGGCCTCGCCGAGTTCTCGCTTGAGCCGGGCGCCCGCTGATGGCGCGCTATCCGGTCTATAGTCTGGCGATCGGGGCCACGCTGTGCCTCTATCTGGAGGCGGTGGAGGGCGATCCGACGCTGGTGACGCCGGTCGTGGCGGCGATCAAGCCGGTGGCGAGCGAGGGCGCCGATGTCCCGGCCGAAAGCGTGCCGGCGGTGGGCGCGGCGATCATCACGGCGCAGAGCCTGTCGCCGGGGGTGAATATCGACGGCACGGCGATCGGGCCGGGGTTTGAAGTGACGATCGACGCGGCGGTGTCGGCGACGCTGGCGCCGGGGCTTTACCTGATGGACCTGGCGTTTGCGGTGGGCGGGCTGCCGTTCGTGACGAGCCCGGTGATGATCCGCGCGGTCAATGCGGTGTCGCTGGGCGCCGGTGCATGACGGGCGGCACGGCGCTGCGCTGGCGCGAACGGCCGGCGGCGCAGCGCTGGCGCTGGCGCGGACCCGATGGGGTGGTGCAGGACTGCGGATCGGGCGCGGGGCCGATGGCGATGGCGGCGATCGTCGGGGCGCCGGGCGCGGCGGTCGGGGAGAGCCTGGGCAGTTTCACATCGGCCATGACGCTGCCGGCCGGGGCGCCGGTGATCGTGTCGCGAATCAATGGCCAGATTTATCCGGCGGACGCGGCGCGCTTTGCCACGGCGGGCGTGATCGGCACGATCCAGGCGGCGGTCGTCGCGGGGTTCGCGGTCGAGGTGGCGCGCGGCCCGCAGAAGCTTGCCGACTGGAGCGCGGTGGCGGGCAGTGCCGCGCTGCTGGCCGGGCAGCTCTATTTTCTCGGCGCCGGCGGCGGGATCACCACCGTGGTGCCGTCGCTGCCGGCAGCGGCGGCGCTGGCCGTGGTCGGGACGGCGCTGACCGCCAGCGTGCTCGATGTCTCTCCGCTCCCTCCGATCCAATTCTAGAAAGGGTTTTTCATGACCGTTCGTCTTCCTCTCGTGATCGGCTCCTCCGGTCTGCCGCAGCAGTTGCAGCCCGGCGATGCGATCTCGGCGCCGACCAACACGCCGTCGATCCGCAGCGTGACCAATGGCGAAGCCTCGGCGGCGCTGACGCTGGGCATGCCGGTTTATGCCAGCGCGGCCGATACGGTGAAGCGCGGCAAGGCCGATACCTTCGCCACCGCCAAGCTGTGCGGGCTGTGCTATGACCCGACGATCGCGGCCGCGGCGGCGGGTAACGTCGCCTCCTCGGGCGTGCTGATCGGCACCACCGCGCAATGGGATGCGGTGGTGACCGGGCAAAGCGGCGGCCGGGCGTTCGGCACGATGTATTGCCTCGATCCCGCCAATGCTGGCAAGCTGACCGCGACGCCGCCGACCACGGTGGGCCAGGTCATCACCTGGGTCGGGACCGCGATCAGCGCGACCGAGCTGGAGCTGTCGATCGCCTTGCCGATCCAATTGTGAGCTGAGGCATGGTCGCGCGCACACCTCTGGTCATTGGCGCCGCCGGGGTGCCGCAGCAGCTGCAGCCGGGCGATAGCCTGGTGGGGGCATCGGCATACCTGCTGGCTGGGAATAATCTGTCCGAGCTCGCCAGTGCGGCCGCCGCGCGCGCCAATCTGGGGGCCACCACGGTCGGGTCCAGCCTGTTCGCGCTGGCGAACCCGGGCGCGATCACGTTCCTGCGGATCAATGCCGACAACTCGGTCGCGGCGCTAAGTGGGTCGGCCTTCATCACCGCGATCGGCGCGGCGACGGTCGGGCCGGCGACGGCGTCGGGGCTGACCATCAGCACCGCGCGGCTGCTGGGGCGGACGACGGCGGCCACCGGGCCGCTGGAGGAGGTGAGCGTCGATAGCAGCATCAGTTTGACCGGCGGCGTGCTCAAGGCGGCGCATTACACATTTGCGGCCTTCTTCACCTCCGTACCAACGGCATCCGAAGTATTGCTGATCCACTGCGCAGGCGATGCGTTCACCATCCCGGCCAACTTTGCATCGGCTTTGCAGAGCTATATCGGAACCAACCCAACCGCCACGTTTGCCCTGACACTGACCCAGAACGGCACCACGATTGGCACGTTGTCGGTCAGCACGTCCGGCGTTGTCACGGCCACCACAGCCAGCGGCACGTCAAAAGCGATTGCAGCGGGAGATGTGTTGAAGCTGATCGCACCTGGCACGCCCGACACGACCGCTGCGAATATGGCGTTCACGATCATCGGGCAACGCTGATGACCGTAGTAACCATTGCTCTAACTTCAGGTTCGACATGGGTTGTTCCATCTGATTGGAACAGCGCCAATAATACGATTGAAGCTATCGGCGGCGGTGGCGGCGGTGCTGGCGGTTCTGGAAATGTAGGCACTGGTGGCGGTGGTGGTTCATACTCAAAAGCAACTAATGTCACGCTCACTCCGGGCAGCACGGTAAAAATTGCTGTAGGTGGTGGTGGCAGTGGCGGCATCAATAATAGTGCTCCTCCGGGAGGTGATGGTGGCGACACTTGGCTAGCGTCAGACCAATCTTCTAACGCCTCTGATACTGGTGGCGTTTTTGGCTCTTCAGTAATTATAGGCGCACATGGAGGCAAAGGCGGAGGCGTTTCTGTTGCTGGTGCGGGTGGTTCTACCACAGGCAATGTCGGTTCGACAAAATTCGCAGGCGGCTCAGGCGGCGGTATAGGCGGAAACCACACATCTGCCGCAGGCGGTGGTGGCGCGGGCGGCCGTACTGGCGCAGGCAATGCTGGCGGTGCTGCTAGTACAGCAGCCGGAATAGGTGCCTCTGGTGGCGGCGGTGCAGGTGGTGGCAGTTCTACAGCAGGCTTACAAGCAACAGGTACTCCTGCTGTTGCAGGCGGCACTGGACCTGATGGCACTGCAGGAGGTGCAGGCGCTGTTGGCAGCACGCCTGGAGGTGATGGTTCCCACGGTTCTGGTGGCGGTGGCGCAGGCACTCCCCATGCTGGTGCAGGCGGCGCTGGCATCGAATTTGACGGTACTACTTATGGTCCCGGAGGCGGTGGTGGCGGTGGTGGTGCGGGAGGCGGCTTTCCCGGTGCGGGTGGTTTATATGGTGGCGGCGGGGGCGGCGGTAAGTGGTCCGGGACCAATGGTGCTAACGGTGCGCAGGGCCTCATCTTCGTGACATACACTGCGGCGGCGTCGTCGGCCCGCAGGCGCTCAGGGACGTTCGTCAATAACTGAGCGATCGCCGGTTCCACCACCGGCACCCGAGCAGCGTCAGCCAGGCGCCGATCGCGGTGAACTGGAATACCAGAAGCACAGCGATGATCTGGCCGGACGAAAGGCCGGTTTTCCACAAGGCGGCGTGCTGCATGGCCTTTTTGAGCATAGTCAGCCGGGCATTCTGGCGCCATCGGCCCAGGCGGTGACCGCCTCGAGGATCGCGGCGCTGTCGGCGGGGCCGAAGCCGAGCAGGCGGCGTTCGGCGTAGCGGACGCGGATGCTGTTGGGGATGCGCGGATCCACGGGGGCTACTTCGCCGAAGTGGTGGACTTCGGCGGTCTGCTGGACGCGGGGCCTGAAGTTCAGTTCGACCCTTTCGGTCGCGGCGCGGACCTGCATGTTGCGGGCGAGCTCGATGCGTTTGAACATCGCGCCTTTTTTGCCACGGGCCTTGATCGGGGTCTTTTTGGATGGGCGCGGCTTTTTGGGCTTGCGCGGGGTGAAGGCGCTGCCTTCGGGGTCGATGTTGGCGGTGACGCGGGCGGCGTTGACGGCGCGGATGATGCGGCCGACGCGGCGCGAGAGCATCAGCTGCTGGCCGGGGCTGAAGCGCGCCATGAAGCCGGCGAGCCAGGGTTCGAGGGTGCTTAGGTCATCGGGCATGGGCGGAACCCTTGAATCGACGTGGTTGAAAGCGAGAAGGACAGTCCTTCGACGGGCTCAGGATAGACGGGGTGTGGTGCGGGACCGGGGTGTGGGGGCGCCGGTGGCGATCACGGAAACGGCGGCGGGATCGGGGTGGTGCCGGGGGCGGCGATCAGGCCGGCGAGGGGCCGCGCGGGCGTGGTCAGGGGCGCGCCGCCGGTGAGCCAGGTCAGGTCGGGTTCGGCGACGTGCTGCAGCGCCAGGGCGCCGTCTTCGCCGGTGACCAGCGCGACCTGTTCGGTGAGCTTCAGCGTGATGTGGAGATCGATGAGGCCCGAGCCGATGTTGAGGATGTCGGCTTCGAATTTATAGCCGGCGCCCCCGCCTCCCGACGACAATTCGGGGGCGAGCAGATCGGGCTGGTTGGTGCGCAGCCAGTCGTTGATGGCGAGGAAGATGACCGAGGGATGCGTGGTCATGTCGGTGATGGTGATGTTGAGGGTGTAATCCCAGCCAAAGCCGCGATCCGTGGTCATCGGCGATTTGATGTGGCCGTCTTCGACCCACATCTGCAGCCGGTCGGGGTCGCGGTCGAATTCGGGCAGGGCGACGACGATGGCGCAGCGCAGGGAGCGGGGCTTTTCCATGGCTTTTACCCGATCAGTCCCAGAGGTTGACGGTTTCGAGCGCGGTGGGGGTCGCGCTGGTGACGGCGGGGAGGATCACGTCGGTGAGCGGGGCGAGCAGCGGCCCCCCAACGCCGTTTGGACCCCCATCGGCGAGATTCTGGTTGAGCAGATAGGCCTGCTCGACCACGCCGCCGCTGGTGGTGCCGAGTTCGCGCCAGCAGACCAGATCCAGCGTGTCGCCTTGCTGGGTGGTGGCGATGATGGTGGCGGCGGCGGCGGCTGCCATCAGATCAGCTCGCAACTGACGCGGGTCTGGCCGAGCATGTCGCGGGTCGCGGCGATGGCCATGCGCTGGTAGTCGGCGCTGGTGGTGGTCTGCTGTTCGGCGCGGATGTCGCTGTGGCGGGTGGCGCCGAGGTCGCGGTAGAGCTCGAGCAGCTCGGCGGCGGCGGCGCAGCGCACGGCGCGGATGTAGAGCATGATCAGCCGGGGGTGGCCGTTGATCTTGCTGGTGAGCTGGATGGTCTGCGCCGGGGTGTAGAGCAGGCGCGGGCGGTGGAATTCGTGATAGGCGAAGCTGGGCTGGCCCCAGCCAAAGCGGCCGAAAGCGCGTTCGTCGCGCGGTTCGCGCAGCACCGCGAGCTGGGCGGCGGTGACGCTGGCCAGCGTGGTGGCGGGCGCGGTGCCGGTGGGGTTTTCGGTGCTGATGGTGCCGGCGAGCAATGCGGCCTGCCACCAGGCTAGATCGCCGGTGATGGTTAGCATAGCGCCCTCGAGCGCGGCGATCAGGCGGGGCTGGGTGACGATCTCGCCGATGCGCAGCGCGTCGCGTGCGGCGTTACAATCGATGCCCGGCCACCAGCCATCGGCGGCCACGAACGATCCTTCGGGTGAGGCGGGATCGGGGGGCAGCGCGATCAGCGGGGAGCCGGACATGATTGTTCGCCTTTTTGAGGTTGGGTAGGAAGGAAGCGAGAAGGGCAGTCCTTCGACAGGCTCAGGATAGACGGGGTTGGGTTGGAGGGACGGGTCGAGATGCGGGGGGTGAGGGTTTCAGACCTTGTGGCTGTTGCCTCCGGACTTCGCCCGCCCCCCGGCGCTCGTGGCGCAGCTGGTTAAGTCTGGGATTGATCGAGGGGTTCGGTGGCGGCGGGGTCGGTGGCGATCGGCGCAGCGGCCGTGGCGGGGGGTGCGTTGGCGGCGAGTTCCTCGGGCGTGAGCGGCGTTCCCGCTGGCGGCTCGCCGTTGGTCTGTTGCGGTGCATCGGCCGAGACCAGCGGTTTGCCATCCCAGGGCAACAATTCACCGGGGACTTTCTCGGTCAGTTCGAGCACCGGCTTGTTCGGGTCGAGTTCGGTGATGGTGAGGACGTGGTCGGTGGTGATGTGGGTTTCGAAGGTGTCGCCGATGGCGACGATCTCCTCCAATTCGACTACGTCGCCGATGACGGTGTGGGTGATCTTTTTGACGTGGACCGCGTTGAGGCCGGCGGTGAAGGCAATCAGGGTTGGCATGCGGGGTGCTCCGTAGTTGGCGGCGTGGCGCTGGGCGGGGGTCATCTGGGTCAGCCGGCCGGGTTGGCGAGCTTGGCGAGGTTGAGCGCGATGCCGCTGATCAGCAGCATGAAGCCTTCCTTGACCTTTTCATCGTCGTCGGCGTCGATGGCGGCTTTGAGGGTGGCGATCACGGTTTGGACTTCGCTCGGGTTCATGCGGGTTGCTCCATGGCTGGCGGCGTGGCGCTGGGCGGGGGTCACGACGCGGCGGCTTCTTCGGTCAGTTTTTTCAGGGCGCGGTCGAGTTGGTCGATCAGCTTTTTCACGCCGCAGCCGGGGTGGAGTTCGAGGGCGCGGGTGAAATTGGTGAGGGCGCGGGTGCCCAGCGCGGTGCGCTGGCCGGCGAGGGCGACTTCGGAATCGGGGTCGAAGGCGTCGAATTCGGCCTTGAAAGCCAGCCCCATCGCCTTGTGCAGTTTGGCGCGGACCTCGTCGGGCATGTCCTGGTCTTTGGTGATGAGATGGGCGAGGCAGAGGGTGGCGCGGTCGATCTCTCCGCTGGCTTTGAGGCCGGCCTCGGCGAATTCTTCGGCGATCAGGCAGCCGGGGGTGCGCTTGTAGCGTTCGGGCAGGTCGAGGCGGTGGGTGATGACGTGTTCGGCCAGGCGCAGCGCCAGGCGCCAGTCGCCGATGTCGATCGACCAGACCAGCATGGTGACGACGATGGTATCCTGGGCGGGGGTGTCGCCGGTGAGCGCGCCTTCGAGCCAGGGGAGGTAGCGCGGCAGGCACTCACGCTTGCGCTCGATCTTGGTTTCGAGGCTCTGGATGTTGTGGAGGGCGCGCAGGTCTTCGCCCAGGGCGACCAGCAGGAGCTTGTATTCCTGCGCGGCGGAGCCGGCGATGGGCATGTGAGGGGGCGAGCCGGGTTTGCGGGTGCCGCCCTTGCCAGCCTGCGCATGGGCGGCGCGGGCCGAGTGCATTTCGATGTGGCGGCGCGCG